ACGAATTTCTTATTACTTCCAGAAGAAAGCATCCGAAGCAAAAGATTTATTAGTAGAGGAACATGGCAACAATCTACAATCTTTTAATGAACAAAAAATTTACGATAGTATTCGTAAATTGAATAAACAACAACATTTAAAAATTTAAAAAATGATAAAAACTTATTTAAATCGGGAAGAGCATACTCGCAGTTACGAAGTAAATAACCAACCTAGTGAAACAATACCAGATCAGTCTATGTCTATTCGCACAATTCTTGAACGTTATTCAAGAGGATTGCCAATTTCTGGTGAAAGAACACCAATTTGGCAACAAGGCGAAGATTATAATGATATGCCAGACCCAAGGTCACTTGACCTTGCAGAACGGCAGGAATATGCCGATGTCTATGCATCTGAGCTTAAAGAATTAAAAAAAACTTTGAAATCTGAAAAAAAACATTCAGATTTACAAAAAATTTCAGATATTAGCTCTGAAGAACAAAACGGCGTTTTGAGTGAGTTGGATTAATCCAACTCGCGCAAAGCGCAAGACAAGCGCAGCGCGTCAGTAAAGCACTAATACTACTTGATATATTAGTGCTAGTTGACACCAAGTCAACGAAAACAAAAAAAAAGGAGTATAAACCCCCACCCTAAGAAAAAGCAAAGGCGGTGGAAGCAAAAAGGGAGCTAAGGGAAGTAGCGCAGCGGATGACCCAAGGCGACCAAAAAGCGAAAACCGACTTGCTTTCTGGGGTTTAGAAAAAAACGACTGAAAGTTTATGGACACAGAAACAAAAAAAACAAAAAACCAAAAACAAGCAGCAACGCTGGAACGAACGAAATCGTCGCGCAAACCAAAAAACATAACTAATTACAAACAAAGAGGCCTATTAGGCCGATTATATAAACAACTAATACCTTAATTATGCCATTACCAGCATTCCTCGCATTAGCGGGAAAAGCAATAGGCACAGCCTTTGCAGCAAAAAACATAGGTACTACGATAGCAGCAGCTAACGCTGGAGCTCAGTTATTAACAAATAGAGCACAGAAAAAAAGTAACTTAGAAATGTATAATACACAAAGACAAGATGCTTTAGCAGATTGGAATAGACAAAACCAGTATAATAGTCCAGAGGCACAAATGACAAGATTTAAAGAGGCTGGATTAAACCCACATCTTATATATGGGCAAATGACTACTGCACAACCTATAAAAACACCAGAAGCGAAAGCGCCAAATTATGTATCACCACAAGCAGATCCACAAGATTTTAACATATTAGGAAGACAATATGCCTTAGATGCAGCAAGAATTACAAATGAGAATTTAGAAAAAACAGGTCAATTAATAGACGCTAATATAACAAAAGCTGAAAGTGAAACAAACTGGAAGAATGTTAATACAAGATTTGCAGAAAATACATTTGATTATAGGTCAGGATTATTAAAAAATAAGGAAACAATGTCAGCATTTGACATTTATACACAAGATAGAAAGTATGAACAAATGGGAGCTACTTTAGCAAGAACAAAAGCAGAAACTGCTAACATAATAGCTAATTCAAATTTAACACGATCTAAACAAGCAGAAATAGCTCAAAAAATTACAAATATGATAACTGCTAACAAGTTATTAGGAGCTAAAGTAACAACCCAAGAACAAGAAAATGAATTTATGAAAAAAATTCAAGCAATGGGTGTAGTAGGACAAACTGCAGCATCACTTCTTCGATTATTTAAAAAATAAAAAACAAAAACTATGAAAAGACGCATGTCAAAAAAACGAAAAGGCGGTTACAGAAAAGTAGCCCGCAATTATTACATTTCACGAGGCGGAACCCGTTTATAAATTTTAAAAACAAAAAACAAACATGAAAAACTTATTCAACAGTATTAAGTTAACAAAGCCAGCAAAAAATAGCTTTGATTTATCACATGATGTAAAGATGTCAGCTAAAATGGGCCAGTTGACACCAATCTTAACATTAGAATGTGTACCAGGGGACAAATTCAATTTGGGTTGTGAAAGTTTAGTTCGCTTTGCTCCTATGATTGCACCAGTTATGCATAGAATGGATGTAAGTATGCATTATTTCTTTGTACCAAACAGAATTGTTTGGCCTAATTGGGAAAAATTTATTACCGATGCAAATAGTGGTATTGTAGCTCCATTTTTATCAACTGGTGGTTTACAACCAAGTAATGAAAGCAACTGGACTTCTAACTTACCTAAGTTTGCAGATTATATGGGTATTCCTTCACCAGCTAATGGAACGGCTAACGTACAAATTAACGCTTTACCATTTGCTGCATATCAGTGTATATATAACGAATATTATAGAGACCAAAATTTAATTGCCCCAGTAGATTATAAACTAAAAGATGGTGATAATACATCAACATGGGCAGAAGCAAACAAATGGTATAAAATGCAAAATAGAGCATGGGAACATGATTACTTTACAGCAGCATTACCATTTGCTCAAAAAGGAGCAGCAGTAGATATTCCTATTGGATTAGTAGAAGGAGATTTACCAGTATATTTAAATAGTTCTTCTGGAACATCTTTAAACGGAACACCTTCAAGTGTTAACGTAGCTGCCCAAGGAGGTCGTACCGACGTACCAGCAGATAGTTTATATGCTGATACTTCAAATGCAGAAATAGAACCTACGACAATCAATGATTTACGTCGTGCATTTAGATTACAAGAATGGCTTGAGAAAAACGCTCGTGGCGGTACTCGTTATATTGAAAGTATATTAAGTCACTTTGGAGTTAGGTCATCAGATGCAAGATTACAACGCCCAGAATACATAACTGGAGTAAAAACCCCAGTTGTTGTAAGTGAAGTACTTAATACAACTGGACAAACAGACGGTTTACCACAAGGTAATATGGCTGGGCATGGATTGTCAATAAGTAGTGGAAAAAGTGGTTCTTATTACTGTGAAGAACACGGATACATAATTGGAATTATGTCAGTTATGCCTAAAACCGCTTATCAACAAGGTATACCAAAAACATATCTTAAAAATGATACATTAGATTATTATTTTCCTTCATTTGCGAACATTGGAGAGCAACCAGTAGTAAATGATGAATTATTTGCTTATACATCATCAGGAAATGATACATTTGGATATGTACCTAGATATAGTGAATATAAGTTTATGCCAAGTAGAGTTGCTGGAGAATTCCGAACAACTTTAGATTATTGGCATTTGGGTAGAATTTTTGCTACGCAACCAAATTTGAACCAAACATTTGTAGAGTGTAATCCAGATGACACTACAAGAATTTTCGCAGTAGAAGATGATACAGACCCACTATATTGTCATGTTTATAATAAAATTCAGGCAGTAAGACCAATGCCTAAATACGGAACACCAATGTTCTAATGTCTACACAATGTTTAAACCCTTTCCAGTTAAAAGAGGAAAATGGAGGTCATTATGTACCCTGTTCAAAGTGTTTAAATTGTAAAAGACGTAGGGCAAGTACTTGGTCAGTACGTTTAGTTAAGGAAGGAGAGCGGAGTATATCCGCTCACTTCTTAACTCTTACCTACGACACAGAACACGTACCAATAACTAATAAGGGTTATATGACGTTAAAAAAGACAGATATTCAAAAGTTTTTTAAAAGATTAAGAAAATGTCATGGAAAAAATCACAAATCTATAAAGTATTATGCCGTTGGAGAATATGGAGGTCAGACATTAAGACCACATTACCATATAGTTATATTCAACGCTGATATTAATTATTTCGAACGTGCTTGGGCATTAGATAACAAAAAAATTGGCGAAATACATGTAGGAACTATAACCGATGCTTCAATCGGTTATACTTTAAAATATATATCAAAAGCAGCCAAAATACCAATGCACCAGAACGACGATAGAAACAAAGAATTTGCTTTAATGAGCAAAGGACTTGGATCCAATTATATAACCGAAAATATATTAAAATGGCACAAAGCAAACGTCGAAGAACGCGTATACGTACCTTTGTTAGATGGCAAAAAAGCACCTCTAGCGAGGTATTACAAGCTGAGGATATACGACGAATTCGAGAAGGAACGAATTTCTTATTACTTCCAGAAGAAAGCATCCGAAGCAAAAGATTTATTAGTAGAGGAACATGGCAACAATCTACAATCTTTTAATGAACAAAAAATTTACGATAGTATTCGTAAATTGAATAAA